GATTCAGCTACAAACTTCTGCTGACTTAAAGTAGATATTCCCAAGGTAGCCATTTGCATTTGTAATTCTTTTATCTCAGAAGATTGAGCATCAAAAGCACTAGAAGCTGGTTCTACATAATAAATTTTATTTCCTGGTTGAGTTGCCATTGCATAATTTACAGATATAGCTAAATCTTTGGTCTGATCGTCATATCCTTCCATTACAAGCATTGGTTGAGATGCAACGTGCAAACTATGAATTAGATCAGCTTGTCTTTGAAAATGTGCAAGATTTAAGTAAGCAATATCAAGCAAAGGAGGTTTGCTTACTAAGTTTTCTGTTTTACCAGAATAAACAGTAACTAAAGGTATTTCTCCAAGAGAAAAATTACCAGATTCAACTAATTTATAATCTTCGCCTGTAGTTCCTACATCAAACTCTCCAGCATAAGAATTATCATCAACATCATACATTGCATCAATTTGATCTTCTTTACGAAATACACGATACCGACCTGGTTCTATAACTCTTACCTGCTCAAATACTTTTTCTCCAAAATCGCCATCAGGTAATACTGCCTTTTCTCCAATCCTTACCTGTACTAAGTTTCCATAATTAGATTCTCTATCTAATCTATAACCAAATAAATTATTAGGATCTACTTCAATCCAGTAAGGTCTGCGATTCTGTTCTCTTTCTTCTGCAAGACTTAATGCACCAGATGGAGCAGGATAATCTACAAGAATATGACTTTGACCATAAGTTAATGAACACATTAATATTCTTCTTGCATATTCATCTAAATCAGACTTACAACCATCAACATCCATCTTGAACATATCTGTCCAATAAGGATCTCCAATGAGTGTTATTGGTTTTCTTAATACAAGACCTGTTGCTGCTCTAATTAATCTTTGAGTAAAAGGAGAAAATACAGCACGATTTACTCTTGCCATATAAGCTGAATAATCTTCTCTTGGTTCTAATGGTAAAAATGCTTCAGAGTTTTCTCTTAAATATTCAGTACCCTCAGTAACAGCTTTCATTATTTCCCAACCTTTCATCATATCTAGAATTGCTCTAGTTTTTGTAAAAGGACTATCTATACCACCATAAGAAGTAGAGGTGACAATTTTTGTTCTAATGTCTCCAGGAATTGAATAAGTCATTAGTTAACACCTCCACCTTTTTAATGCTTTGTTAATCCTGCTATTAGGATCATTCTTTTTCTTAATATTAGTCATTTTTCTTTTCATGCCTTCCATCCTGTCACAGAAACTCTTTCTTCTTTTTTTCTCTGACTCAGTAAGACCTGATTTTTTAGTAACAGGTGCTTTTAAATTACTACCAGTGGCACGATTGTACTTCGCACGACCTTTTGCAGTAAGACCACCTTTTTTAGATTTTTCCCCTCTACCTAAAGTTAAACTGACAGATTTACGTTTCATTATCTTCCCACCTTTGCCTGTGCCTTTTTATGGGCTTGGGTAAAAGTGTCTCCTGCTCTCATTCGCCTTTTCATAAACTCCATATGCTTATCGCTATGGTGTTCAGAATGTTTCTCTAATAGATTTTTTTGGCGAGTGGTAAGTTTCACTTCTTTTTTTTCTTTTTAGTTTTAGAACGTAACTTTTTAAGATCAGCAGCCGTAATCTTATCCCGTGGTGGAGCAACAGCAGCTAATCTACGTTGCTTCGCTGAGTAAGATGATTTAGGCATTATGCAGCGTTGGTAATAGCACCATTAGTTATAAAGCTTACGCTTACAGTTTCAAGATCGCCTGTTGTAGCAGATAAACTTGTTCCTGTAACAATTCCAGAAAAACTTACTTTTTTAGTACCAGAAGTATCTAAAAACAATTCAAATTGTGCATCGCCAGCATCTTCAGTTGTTAAAACATCAGCTAATAAGTTTGCAGTCTCATTACCACTAGCTGCTGTATATAGAAAATCAATAGTGCCAGAGCCAGAAATCAATCCACCTACAAAATTTCTTGTAGTATTGCCGTGTGCAGTTACATCTAGTGTTTCTTTTGTAGTATCTAAAGTCCAACCAGTAGTTGAAACTACTGCCTCAGTAGTACCAGAAGAGTTCTTAAAGTTAACAGAACCTTCCTCTCCACGAAAAAATGCCATGATCCAAAGAAAAAAGAGTATTTATAAATAGTTTAACTTGTTGTTGACTTTTTTACAGTACCTTTCTTGCTATTTAGCAAATATTGTTGACATCTGTTATCCCAGAGTGCAGGATTACGTTTGCCTTTTACTGCTTCAATAGCATCAAGCATCTCATCAGTAATTTCAATCATTTTTTAGTCCTTTTGGTAGTTTTTTTACGTTTATGTTGATATGTTATCTTCTTGCTGCTAGTTTTTTCACGTTTAAAACGTGCTTTTTCACTAGCTGTCATCTCTCCTACTGTCTTAGGTGTCTTACTTGAAACACGTTTACTAGGTCGACAGGCAGGATAACCTCGTTTTTCGCCTTTTGAACGACCACAAGGCTTACCTGTTTTAACATCTACCCAATTTTCTTTAAACCAACGGGTCAAACCACCCTTTGCTCTAGGATTGGGTTTACTTTTTGCCACTTTTCTTTTTAGTAGAAGGTTTCTTCTTTAATACTTTATACGTTCCACCACGTTTTTTGTATTCTTGAACGAGCCAAGCGTTAGCATAAGCACTAGGATATACCTTAAACTTACGCTTTGCAGCCTGTTTTACTCTTTCATAGAGTTCTTTATCCGCAGGAACATTGACCACGTTTTTTACCTCCCTTCTTTTTTTTCTTCTTTTTCTTAGTTGTAGAATGATACATGATAAGAATTAGGTAGTTCTTAATATATTCTAAACGCAGTCTGCCCTAATGTCTCTGGTTTTGCCAAATTGAATTGTTGTAGACAAAGATAACCAAAAGCGTCAAAAGCATGGTCAACTCCTAGATTTTTATTTGGTAAGCCAGTATTCGGTGCATAAGTTAAAGTTCTAAGTGCTTTTATCAATTCTTTACATCTTGGATGAATAAAAGTTCTTCGATCTCCATTTGCATCAAGTAAGGCAGTATTAACAGAAGTAATTTTATCTCTGATCTTCCAGGGAGATTTAGGACTCATAACTGTAAAACCAGATCTTCTAAGAATCGTATGATCTGTAACCCCAACCCCACTTGTTTTTCTTGCACTACCCGTAGGATCAGGACAAGCAATAATCCTGCGATCAACTCCATACCTTCTTGTAACCTCTTCTGCAAAATCCCAAGTGGTAGCACCACCTGTCAGCATGATTTCATCAAACACATATAGGTTATTGTCATGCTTTACCGCACAAATTCCTGCCATAGGGTCTACGTTAAAGTCCAATCCGATTAACAAGGGAAGCATATGTAGATCTGCTACCTCCTTATCAATATTGTCATCCCCAAAACTAACAGCGACAAGACCAGTTAAATTTTCAAAACTAGCCTCAAACTCCTGTCTAAATGTCCTCGCATCTAATTGACCCCTAGCTGCTTCGACTTCTTCTTCCTTAACATTCCCCCCTTCAATCGTAGTAAAACTCCACCTTTGCCAATCATTCCACTCTTCTTCACCACAATAACACCACATATCATAAAACCAACTTGCAGTACCATCAGGAGTAGAAATAAACAATGCCCAACCCTGTTTATCAGCCAATGCAGGTCTGATCACTTCAGCCCATACCTCTCTATCCATAAATGCAGCCTCATCCAATACAACACCAGCTAAACTTCTACCTCTTAATGCCATAGCATTTTCAGTTCCTTTTAACTCAATAGTCGATCCATTTATCAACTCCAACCTTAAATCAGTTTCATTCTTACTTTTAATCCACACCTTTGGTGTTAATCTCTTTAACTCCTTCCACGCAATATCCTTTGCCATCCGATAAGTAGGAGCACAATAGAAATAAACTTCATTAGGTCGATTGATTGCACCTCTGAGTAATTCAATACAGGATAAATATGATTTCCCAAACCTTCTTCCTGCAACCAACACCCGAAATCTTTTATCACTATTAAATACCTCCCCCTGTGCGTACCTTAAACTTATCTCTTGCTGTTTTGTAGCCGTCATACATTAAAAATAACAGAATTTTCAACTAATACCCCCTATTTATAGCCTACTTCACTATTTTTAGGTTATTATTCGATTATTAACCCTCTCAAGATTAAGTCCGTGGCTTCTTCTATCTTCCCAGAAAATATAATTAATAATCCAATAGCTAATCCAGCTAAAAAAAGAACTCGCTCAACAGCATATGAAGTTCAAAAACGTTCCCAACGCCTCTACTCACGTCAACTAGAAGGAAAAACTACTCGTCAATTAGTAATAGAACACTCAAACATAGAACAAGTTTCAGAAACTACCGCCTGGGAAGATTGGAATAGAGTTAAAAAATGGAATGATGAAGATTGGCAAAAAGATAGAGAAACTTTACTCCCTCGTCTACAAGCAATGAGAGTAAGATTATTTAATAAAGCAGTCAAAAAAGGTCAACTTCAAACAGCAGCACAAATACTAGATTCTCTAGGCAAAGTAATAGGCGAATCCGTAGAAACTGTAAACATCCAAGCTCCTGAACTCTCAATTCGAGTAGAACCAAAAAATTAAACGATATATATTTAAGTTCCCCGCGTTGGCCTACAAAAAAATTTTTGTACTAACAGTCCCCCCAAGTCCATAAAAGTGCTTAGAAGTCCATACAAGTGTCTTAGAGAGTACATAAGTTCATAGAAGTCTAAGGAAGTCCATAAAAGAGAATAGAAGTATATAAAAAGTTCTTGGAGTCCATAGAAGTATAAATATTTTATTTTGAGTATTTAGATATATCTTTTATATACTTTTCTGATATACTATTAATAGTTATGTATTTTAAATTATTCTCATGGTTTTATTTTTCTTAATAGCTTTTAGCCAATTAGGAAAAATCACTATAGAAAAATCTGACAATACATAACTTTCTATATAACAAAATTATTCTTTCATTACTTCCAAAATGAACTCAGTTAATTTATTTCCCGTAGAGGAAAAACAAACCCTAAGAGCTGATAAATTAAATATCAGTTTTTGCTTTGCGTCTTATAGTTCATCTTTAACAATTAGAGATAACAATAAAGAGCTAACTATTTATTTAGATGAGAAACAAGTAATGTCTCATGTACTTAATAGTGTTACTAACTTAAATGTAAGCTATGCAAGTAATAGAGATTATATGATCGAACTATTTAAAAAGGTAGTTCATCAAATAGACCAGATGGAGATTAAGGATAAGGAAGCAATGGCTACTTACTTAGTTAATAACTTAAATACAACTAAGGAGATAAACAAGTAATGGACTATAAAAGTTTTTTAAATCTTCCAATTGTTAAAACTTATTCAAGTAATAAAAAATACTTTGGAAGTGATAAGCATAAAGAACAGTATTTAAAAACTATGTTTGAGATTTTAAAAACTCAA